GTTCCGTCTCCGATGATTTTGACGAGGCTGACACTCTTCGTGCAGGTATCGAGTCATCCATTGACGCCGGCTTCAATGGTCACACCGAAGAGCCCGAAGAGCTTGTCGTGGACGGTCCAGTGGATGAGGAGATTGTGGAGGAGGTTCTTCCTCCCGACCCCGAGCCCGAACCGCAGGATCCTGAGCCCGAATCGGGAGCCGAAGAGCCTGGCGACCCTGCCGAGCCTGATCCTTCCGACCCGGGGGAGCAGGAGTCTGCCGAGGACATTCAGGAGACCGCGCACGAGTATGACGTGTACACCTTCTCGGCCCGTATCACGGATGTCCGGAAGGACTGCATGGACGGTGTCTGGGTCATCGAATTAGACTACATCCTTAATCAGTACGAATAACATGGGATTAGCAGGATATAATATCGCATTCAAGATTGGGGTCGGCACTCCGGTCACCTATAAGACTTTTGCGGGCCGCACCCAGGACGACCTCACCATCGCGGCGAGGACGCGGGAACGTCTGACCAAGGATGACCAGGGCGCCACTCAGGTAGCCGTTCTCGGTCAGGACGTCACCTTCCGGGCGACCGGCTTGGTGGAGCTCACTTCCGCCACGGCCATCACCCGTGACCAGCTCATCGGCTACGCCCTGCAGGCAGGAGCGAACGCCGTCTTCACATTCCAGTACGCAACGAACGGGAACGACATGCTCTCCGGCAGCTGCGTCATCACCAACCTTTCCGAGAGTTCCAACGCATCCGACGATGCCACGCTGACCGTGGACTTCCGCGTCGTGGGCACCGCGAGCTTCGACGAAGACACAACCGATTAAACGAACAATACCATGGCAGCATTAGAAGGCTATAACATTGCATTCAAGATCGGCAACAAGACGCTCGCCGGTCGCACCCAGGATGACCTGACCATCGCTGCGCGGACGAAGGAGAGCCTGACCAAGGACGATGCCGGCGCCACGCAGGTAGCGGTCACCGGTCACGACATCACCTTCCGCGCGACGGGTCTGGTGGAGCTTGGTTCCGACACCACCGCCAAGTCCTTCCGCAACACGATCATCGCCAACGCGCTGAAGACCGGCTCCCAGGCGGTCCTCGCGTTCAAGTACATGCCCACCGGCGGCCAGGCCTACGGCGGCAACTGCATCATCACGAACTACACGGAGAGCTCCAACAGCTCGGACGATGCGACCTACACCGTGGACTTCCGCGTCACCGGTAACATGACGACCACCACCTAATCCACAATACCATGAAGAAGGACTACATTGAAATCGCAGGCAAGCGCTACCGGGTGGAATCCAACTGGAATGCGCTGACAGCTTTCCTCGAATCCGTGGGTCGCAACACCCTCGAGGAGCTTTCCAAGATTGACAGCATCCGCCCGTCGGAACTGACCGCCCTGATGGCGGCCTGCATCGCGGAGGGCGAAAGGTTGGACGGCAGGGATACCGCTCCGTCCGCCCTGGATCTGGGCGCCATCATCACCCCTGACGACGTCCGCGCGTTCCTGGACATCTACGTCCGGCAGTCCAATCCGCAGCTCAATCAGGAAGAGCCAAAAAAAGAGGAGCGGGAGACGGAGCCCGCAAGCTGACGATAGGAGACGTCCGGGGCTGGGCCATCGCCCGCCTCGGACTTACCCTTGAGGCCTGGGGCCTTCTCCGTCAGGGGGAGTTCTGGGAGGCGATGGTCGCCTGGAACGAAGACCGGACAGCGGAGCGAAAGCACACCGCAGAAGTGGTCCGGGCTGTGGGGCTGAGGTTGTTCAACATCCAGCTGGCGAAGGGGAAGCAGATCTCGCCGCACGAGTTCCTTCCCTATCCCTGGGATGAAGAAGACAAGCCCGACGATGGAGGTCTTTCGGAGATGACTCCCGAGGAGAAGAAGGCCTCCCTTGAGAAATTGAAAGAATTGCTCGACTGGTAACGATATGTCCACGAAAGACCCCAATATGAAAGTCATCTTTGGTAGCGATACCAAGGACTTCGAGAAAGGCGCCAAGCAGGTGAAGCAGGGCCTGAAGGACCTCGACAAGAGTTCCGAGTCCATGCTCTCCAGCCTGAGCAACGCTTTCGGCGTTCCCTCCGCGAAGGTGGAGCAGATGACCAGTGCCGTCCGGGGTCTTGGTTACAAGCTCGTGGAGACTGGCAACGAGGGCGCGAAGGCCCTTGGCTCCGTCCTCGCCAAGATCGGGCCTCTTCAGGCTGGCATCGCCGGTCTCGGACTGGCTGCAGCCATCGCCGGCTTTAAGCAGCTCAAGGCCGAGGCGGAGAACTTCAAGAGCACCATCGACGGGATGAACATGTCGATGGCGACCGCCGCCTACATCTCCACCTACAAGCAGGTGCTCCACGACATGAACTCCGACACCGGCCGTCAGGTCGCGGAGGCCATGGACAAGTGGGAGCGGGGCTTCGCCCGCTTCAAGGCGCAGGTAGGCTCCACCTTCACCACCGTGATGGGGAGCGAGGGCAAATGGTACGACGCCATCCTTCCGACCGGCCTCATCCGCGGATGGAAGCAGGCCACGGCCAACGCCGACCAGGCTGCTGCCGCTGCGGAGAGGAATGCCGACAGGGCTTCCCAGATGGCGGACCTGATGAAGGAGCAGCTGACCCTCAACAACGAAATCAAGCTCATCGACCGAGACATCGCGGAATATCGCCGGCAGGCCAGCGACAAGAGCGCCACGGCCGCCGAAAGGGCTGCCGCCGAGGCGAGCTACCGCGAGAAGGTCAATGAGAAATATGATAAGCAGGAAGGCCTCCAGCGTCGTATGCTCTCGCTCCAGCAGGCGATGGATGACGAGGCTGGGAACACCTTTGAGGAGACCAAGAAGACCGCCGAGATGGAAGGCCAGCTCATTGACCTGGAGACCGCCAGGCAGAACGAGCTGCGGACTGTGGACCGTCTTTCCAGTTCCATCGCCAACAACACGGCAGCGCAGGCGGCAGCCGCGCAGAAGGCCCGCGAGGAGGCGGCAAAAATGGCCGCTGTTTACTCCCGGTGGGCGGGGATGGGTACTGTGTCCACCGCGGGCCTCTCGTCCGTCCAGGGCGCCGTAATGGGGCCGTCCCTGACCATCCTCCCGCAGCGGCAGGATGTGGAGTATTTCAAGGAGACGTTCCAGGCATATCTCGGCGACTGGCAGCTCTCCATAGGAATCAAGCCTGACGAGAAGGCCATTGTGGACTTCACCTCGGAAATTAAGGACGGGTTGGTATCGATGACTTCCCGGACGGCGGAGGTCATGGGCAATCTCATCGGAACGCTGGCCGCCGGCGGGAACGCCTGGGGCGACTTCCGGAACGCGGCGGTCTCCTCCCTCGGAGACCTCGCCATCGCGGTCGGTAAGATCGCCATCAAGACTGGTGTCGGTATGCTTGGCATCCAGGCGGCCCTCAAGATGGACAATCCCTATGTCGCCATCGCGGCTGGTGCTGCTCTCGTGGCTCTCGGTACGGCGGTCAAGTCGTCTCTCTCTGCCGTGGCGTCTGGTGATTACAGCGCCGGCGGTGGAGGTTATTCCGGTGGTTACTCCAGTGGCGGATCTAACAGCAACTATGAGCAGCGTGAGGTGAAGGTCTATGTGACCGGCACCCTGGAGGCGGACGGTGACAAGCTCAAGGCCGTTCTCGACAGTTCCAACAAGAAATCGTATTACACCGGGTAGGCTATGGCATACGGGCTCAAATACAAGTTCAAGTACGAGGCGCTGTACGGTGTCACCTATGAGGTCCGGCTGTTGGAGAAGGACTTCAGCGGTACGGCCATTCAGCGTCCTCTTGGAAGCGCCCCCGTCCTCCACATGCAGGAGAACGATCCTATCCGCGCCACGTCCCTGGACCTCGTCCTGGAGTGCCAGACCGATGGCGAATACGTGGACCTCTACACGAGCGACCCGCGCCAGTTCAAGGTCCAGCTTTACCGTGGGACTACCAGCTGCCTCTGGGAGGGATTCATCGCCACGGAACTCTACAGCGAGCCGGACATCGCCCCGCCCTATGACGTAAAGGTGACCGCTACCGATGGCCTCGGCGTCCTGAAGGAGTATTCCTTCGAGACCGGATGGGGAGGGCGTACCGTCCGGGAGCAACTCCAGCAGGCGCTCCTCGTGAAGACCGGCCTGTCCCTTGACCTCTTCACCATCTCCCAGCTCCGTGAGACCGGCGAGTTGGCGCAGTCCTTCTTGGACGAAATCAAGATAGACCTCGACTACATGGACGGCAAGAGCTGCTACGAGGTCCTCTGCGAGCTGCTCACCACCATGCGCTGCGTCGTCACCCAATGGCGTGACTCCTGGGTGATCATCCGCGAGACGGATGTGGTGATCCAGTCCAACGGTGACGTAATCTGCATGGAGTGCGACTACCGAGGTGTCAATGACACGTATGCCCTCGAAAAGGATTATATGACCGCGAAGGTCGGCCAGAGAGGCGCATCCGGTACGGACATGTGGCCCGTCGGGTATCTCACGCGCCGGATCGTGCCGGCGAAGAAGTCCGTGAAGGTCACCTCCGACTGGCATCTCAAGAATGGAGCCCCTCCTATTACCCAGTGGACTACGTCAGGAGACGCACATTCCGACGTGCATTCTGGTGGTAGTGTCTTCATGGCGCTCGGCACCGGCTATGCCTATACGGAGGGCCTGATCGCCGCGTCCATGAACACCTACAACTTCCAGCGCGACATCAAGGTGACCGTCAAGGTGAGCGGCTCGTCCTTCAGTCACATACGCCCCCGCGCATACGTCAAGGTCATCGCGGCCTGGGTGTCCG